TCCCTGTCTTACCTATAGAGGCAGGTATTGGTTCAACTGCTAATCATTTCGCAAATGTATATTCTGACCATAAAGAATATAAGAAGATGTCTTTCTTAGATTTGGTTATGGATTATAATATTCCGAAGATTGATTATTTAAAAATTGATTGTGAAGGTGGAGAATATGGAATCTTTACCGAAATGAACTTTCCGTATTTAAGAAACAATGTAAAACATATTGCCGTCGAGTTTCATATGAACGCATATTCTGGTTGCGTTAAACAATGGCAAAAATTTAGAGATGGTTTATTACAACAGTTTGATACTAACCAAGTTAGATTCTTGGAACATGAAGATAGAGAAAAAGCCTACGATGATGATTTTCTAAAAGCAGGTGATTTTTCTAAATGGTGTTCCTTTATGTTGTTTATTACCAATTCTTAACATACAGCATAAATGTAACTGGGAGATGAGATTCCCAATCATCCAACCAAAGCTTTTCTGCTAATGTATAATCTTTAAACAATAGTCGCGGTTTAAGCGGAGTAAGAATTTCTTCTCTCCACTTTTCAAACACTTTCTTTGAATTATATCTTTTATCTAAATAAACTCTTATTGCTATGAATCTTGTTCTGTCCATACAGAAAGGAAGAATTTCCTTGGATAGAATATTGTATTCTGCTCCCCAGGCATCGATCTTTAAGTAATCAATAAATTCTAATTGATTCCAATAAGTGATTTCAGCAAGAGACATAAGCCGAACATCTTCTTCTGATTCCATAAAAACATTTGACTTGTAGATATTTTGTCTATCAATGTCTTTGCCAATTGCGGCATTGATTGCTTTAACCTTTACTTGTTCAGGAGGAGTATCTATCATGTGATCCGAACAATTTTTAATTGCTGCTTTAAGCAATCTTTTGTTTGGTTCAATCATTAGGACCTTTCCTGCTCCAGCATCTAATGCTTTCTTTGAAAATAATCCAATTCCTGCACCAATATCAACCACAGTGGAACCTGGCTCGATTTCATACCACCAATCGTAATCTTTATTAAAGATGGTTTGATTATAGAGAGTTGAGATTTCTTGAATTGACAGCCCAGCTGTATCAAGATCGTTAATGTTTTGCATGATTTAGTCCAATCTAATAAATAACAATAAGCAATTAATAAATCTATTTATTAGGAAGTATACACTATGCCAGAGATTATAAACAATTATCTTTCACCTACTAACTTTTCTATTAGTATCGAAAGATTACCTAACGTTGAGTTCTTTTGTCAAAAGACATCAGTGCCTGGGTTGACCGCGGCAGCAATTACAATGGGATCTCCGACTAATCCATTTTATGAAGTTCAAAGCCAAGTACAATATGGTGATTTGGATATAACTTTTATCGTCGATGAAAACATGAATAACTATAAAGAAGTACTTAATTGGATGGAAGGTATATCTGGACCTGAGAGCACAAAGCAAACAAAGAGTTTGCTTGCGGCTGCTGGATTTAAATCGGATATCGTTTTAACAATTACTAATTCTCACAAGAATCCTCATGTAAGATTTCAATTCAAAGATTGCTTTCCAACATCTTTAGGATCAATACAACTTGATGTAAATGTTGAAGATGTGTCATATGCAACTTGTTCAGTGACAATGCGCTACAACACATTCGTAATGGAACAAATTTAACTATTGACATTTAAACACTTTTGGTTTATAATATAACAGTTAATAAAAGTTTTTGAGATAGATTATGGACACAAATGATATAGCTGCCCTTTGGGCAAAAGATTCGCCGATTGACGAAACCAATCTTGTCGGTGAAAGCAAAAGAATTCCTGAACTCCACGCGAAATACTATAACCTTTATTATAGGGAGGTATTGCGTGTAAAGAAATTAAAGGCAGAATACAAAGAGCTTGAAATGGATAAGCGTAATTATTATGATGGTTCCATGGATGAAGAAACTCTAAAGGAAAAAGGTTGGAAGCCGTTTCAGTTAAAAGTATTAAGAAACGATTTGGACAAATACATTCAAGCAGATAAAGATATTATTAAAATGAGCTTGACGATTGACTTCCATACTGCCAACGCAAACTATCTTGAAGATATAATTAAAACAATACACAGTAGAAACTTCGTAGTAAAGAATATGATTGATATCTTGAAGTTTCAGTCCGGAGATTATTAATGTGGGAAAGATTTTTAAAATTATTTGAGCAACCGATTGAAAAGAATCCTATTGATAAGGCAATGATGCATACGTTGCCTATAATGGAATCCGAAATTGATCCTGCAGATTTGAATTTAGAAAACGCATATAAGACAAGATGGATTTGGTATCATACCATATTAGCGGTACTTATATTTTTTACAAACATGATACTATTAGCAATCTTTTTATTATTGGCAATTAAATTATGAGCCCATATAAAGACGACATACCACAAGAATTAAAAGAAACTATCTACGATGGTTTTTGTCATATAAAACAAATCAAAGGAGCAACTCCTCGGGCTCGTCAAGGTATGTTACTTGCCCTAACAAGTGAATTAAAAGAATATGGTTGGCCTGTGATTGGTATTACCGAAGCAGCTGCTCAACGTATTCAAGAGAATGATTATAAAAGACCAAAGAAAATTAATCGATCACATATCTATTCAAGAAAAGAAACTGCTGATATTTTATTTTCAAAGGAATGGACCTTTGATGAATTTTGGGATTTCTTTTTAGAACGTGATTGCTGTATATTAGCAACATCAAAGGAAAACTATTCAAAGGACCCAGAAAACCTATGGAGAAAGGTACCGAAAGGCATGTTTCAATCTGTAGGATTTGCATTTCGAGTTGGTAAAGAAGAGGCAGCCTGGCTTAAAGAACAATTATGAGTGAAAGAATTGAAATAGAATATCTGAATGCTGTGCATATGCGTGTTAAAGCTGATGCCGGTATGAAATCAGAATTATCTGAATTCTTTGCCTTCAAACCTGAAGGTTATCAATTCAGTCCAAAATATAAAGCAAGAGTGTGGGACGGAACAATTCGTTTATTTCAACCTATGCGTCCTGTTTTATATGTTGGTCTATATCCTCATCTAAAAAAGTTTTGTGAACAGAGAGATTATATTCTCGATGCACCATCAGAGATTGCCGAAAAAGAAATTATAGAAAATGGTTATGTTGAAGAACTTGCGGAATCTATTAACTGTAAGTATAAGCCACGAGACTATCAAATAGAATATATTGAAAATGCGTTAAAGAATCGCAGATCGTTATCATTATCTCCAACCTCTTCAGGCAAATCTTTAATCATTTATTTAATTCAGCAACATTATTATCAAACGTTTGGTTTAAGAACATTAATTATTGTTCCGACCATTTCATTAGTTCATCAAATGGCAGGTGACTTTGTAGATTATGGTTGTGAAGACGACATATATACAATTCAAGGTGGTGTAGATAAAAATACAAAAGCACCTATTGTTATTTCTACATGGCAATCTTTAATTAAACAACCTAAGGATTGGTTCCGTCAATTTGGTTGTGTTATGGGAGATGAAGCCCATACCTTTCAGGCAAAATCATTAACAAAGATAATGCACAATCTTGAGGACTGTCAATTCCGTCATGGATTTACAGGTACTCTCAAATCTTCAGAAAGCAAAACCCATAGGTTAGTATTAGAAGGTTGTTTCGGAGAAGTAAAGAAAGTAGTATCAACAAAGAAACTTATGGAAGAAGGAACGGTTGCTAACTTTCAAGTAAAAGCCATTGTATTGAATCACAGTAATGAAGCAAAACAAAACTTCAAGAAAGCATTGGCCACTGTTAAAGAATCTGTTAAAAAGTGGCCGGCTGAAAGAGAGTTTATTGTTAATCATGAAAAGAGAAATAATTTCATCAAGAACTTAGTACATTCTCTTAAAGATCAAAATAATTTGATTCTATTTGATTTAGTAGAAAAGCATGGTAAGATACTTGAACCTCTATTGAGAACAGAAGGTCGTGAATTGCATTTTATATACGGAGCAACAAAAGGAGAAGAACGTGAAAGAATTCGACACTTGGTTGAGAATGATGTTGATAAGAAACATGATATTCTTGCCAGTTATGGAGTATTTAGTACCGGCGTTAATATTCGTAGACTTGATAATGTAATCTTTGCTTCGTCTTCGAAGTCTGAGATAAAAGTATTACAATCAATCGGTAGAAGTTTGCGTAAAGCGGAGGACTCGCAGAATGCGGTCCTCTATGACATTGCTGATGATTTGAGTGTTGGGAGTTTTGAAAACTACACGTTAAAACATTTTAAACAGAGAATTGAAATTTACTCGACTGAGGAATTTCCATTTAAAATCTTTACTATTGATATCTAGGAACTAATATACCTTTAAAGTCGATAAACTTATTATAACAGGTTTTTCTGGAATGTCAATAGTTTTTTTAAGAAAAATGAAAAAAGTTACATATACCATTGACATGTCTATGAATTTGGTATATAATAACATTAATTTTAAACAAGGAGACTAGCTTGAAATGGCTAAGAAAAGAAACTACGTAAACAATAAGGACCTCCTTGCTGCTTTGACTGATTATAGAGATAAGTGCATTGAAGCCGAGGAAAGCGGAGAAAGCAATCCTCAGGTACCAGAATATATTGGTAAATGTATTATGATGATTGCTCAAAGGTTGGCAACGAGGCCAAACTTCAGCGGATATATGTATAAGGAAGAAATGATTTCCGACGGTATTGAAAACTGTCTACAATATATTCATAACTTTGATCCTGATAAATCGCAGAACCCATTTGCGTATTTTACTCAAATCATTTGGTATGCATTCTTACGAAGAATCTCTAAAGAGAAAAAGCAGATGTATATTAAATTTAAAGCCTCTCAAAGACAGATGTTAGACAATGATGTTTATGATTCTGATGGAGAGCCTGTGACTGGCAATCAGTTACCAGATTACATCAGTGAGTTCATTGATGATTTTGAAAATAAACTAAAAAAGTAAGGATATATGAAAGTATTAGTATTTGGGCTACCTGGCTCAGGCAAAAGTACGTTATCACAACCATTAGCAGATTTGGTTGAAGGCGTTTGGATTAATGCAGACGCAGTTAGAGAAAAATATAATGATTGGGATTTCTCAGATGAAGGCAGAATGAGACAAGCTGCTCGAATGAGACATCTTGCAGACGGAGTTTCTATGGCAGGTAAAATTGCTATTGCGGATTTCGTTTGTCCTTTTCAAAAGGCAAGAGATGAGTTTGAGCCTGATTATGTTATTTGGATGAATACTATTGAGGAAGGCAGGTTTGAAGATACGAATAAAGTTTTTGAAAAACCTAACGAACTTGAAGTTAATTATATTGTTGATAAATTCAGACCTCAAGAAGAATTAAAACTTGAACCAATTTTAGAAAAGGCGTTTTCACAATGGCAGAGAAGGTAAGCGCAAAACGTCACGTCGCAAAAACATTAACATGGAGAATCTTAGCAACAACAGATACCTTTTTACTTGCTTGGTTAATTACAGGACAAGTAGATTGGGCCGGTATGATTGCCGGGTTTGAGGTTGCTACTAAAATGATCTTATATTATTATCACGAACGTGTATGGTATAAGTATATCAAATATGGAGTAAATAAATGAGCTATTGTTCACCAGAAGAAGCATTTGATTATAAGAAACCAACAGTTCAAATGTTGGGTAGATGGCAACCTTGGCATGAAGGTCATACAAAATTATTTAAAAAGGCCTTGACATTGACAGGACAAGTTGTTATAATGGTACGTGAAGTATACGGATTTGAAGGAGATGCAGGTGCTGGTCGTACCGTAGATCAATCTGATAATCCTTTTGGTGAGCTTAGTGTTATTGATAATATCAAAAATTCTTTGGCAACCGAAGGGTATATGGAAGGCAGAGAATATATGATATTAGTTGTTCCTAATATTGTTGATATTTCCTATGGTCGTGGAGTAGGTTATACATTTACAGAACATGATCTTGGAGAAGAAGTACATAATATTTCTGCTACAAAAATTAGAGCACAAATGAGAAAAGAAGGTAAATTATGAATTTAGTAAAACCCACCGACCCGATCCTGAGTAAAGAATTGACCGATGTCAATTTAAAAGATCCAGGATTTGATCCAAAAGAATTAAAAGAACAGATGGTAGAGCTAATGGTCTCTAAAAGAGGCCTGGGTCTATCTGCATGTCAAGTTGGTCTTGACTATAAATTGTTTATCATTGGAGAATCAAAAGATTCATGTATGATGTTTATCAATCCTGAAGTGATATCTGTATCAGAAGAAACCGTTTTAGATATCGAAGGTTGTTTAAGTTATCCTGATATGTTTGTTAAGTTAGCAAGACCAGCATCAGTTGAGGCAAAATGGTATGATGAAGAATTAAACGAACAGACTGGTTCTTTTGATGGTTATACCGCAAGATGTTTCTTACATGAGTTTGACCACCTATACGGTGTGGTATATAAAGACAAAGTGTCTCGACTCAAATGGGAACGAGCAGCAAAGAAAAAAGAAAAGATTACAAAACAACGGGCGCAGCTAATGGCCTATTTAAAATCAACACAATCAAAACTTAATCAGGTTGTTGAGTTGAGAGGAAAAGAAAAGGTAGCTGAAGCAGCCGAGGAGTAATATGAAGATTGCGATAGTAACCGATATTCACATCGGTGCTCGAGGTGATAGCAAAGTATTTCACGAAGTTCAACGAAAATTTTTTGAAGAAGTATTCTTTCCGTATATTGATGAACACAACATTACAACTGTGTT